CAAGAGCATCAATCTTCTTGATGAGGTTTTCAATCTCAGTCTTGAAGAAAGATTGTACTAGGGCTGCCGTCTTGACCTCATTAATCTTATAAGAGCTATTCACACTTCGGAGTGCAAAGAACTCTTTAAGACCTTTGAAACCAGGACCAGCAGGACTATAGTAACTCACAACGTAATTTCGGAGCCTCTTCGGCAAGCTGACCAAGCGAGCCGTAAGGGAACCCTTACTTTTGTACCCGTAGCCCATCACAGTGAGATACTGTGATAGGGTTAACCCGTACTTTGTGGCGAGCTGAAGCGACGCAGGGAGGTTTCCCTTTGCCGCCCAGTACTCAGCCACAGGAGCCATTGAAGCGTCTCCTCCGTTAAGGAAGAAACGTTTCGCAAACTCCAGTGCGAGTCCACGGACAGAAATAAGAGACTTATGTAAACCGATTTCCACTCCAAGAGCGGCCATCAGTTTTGCATACTCGTCTGCTACACGTTTGTTAGCTATAACTATGTCATCTCCTAAGAGGGCATAGTCTAAGAACCAACGACCTCCGCAAGTGATCTCACCTGCGCGAAGCGCGGCCCACTGAACTATTGCATGGTGCGTGAAAGCCAACATGGCCCAGCTGGAGTAAGCTCCCATTGGTTGCCCCGTTGCATATTCCACTGAACGCAGGTCTCCCCTCCCGATATCGGGAAGAGATAATGCATCTTTATGGAGTATAACATAAGGACGACCAACAAGGAGAGTACCCCAAAGCTCAGCTCCCCAACTCGTCAGAATTGGGGAAAGCAGAGCTTTCTGGATCTGAAGAGGCAGACGATCGGTTGCGGCTGATAAATCGTAACTATAGAAGGGGCCTTGCGGCTTCCTTCGTAAGAGACGATGAATCGGTTTTAACTGATCAAATGTCCCATCAGTTGGAACCTTTCTCAGAAAGTTAAACAGAGCCTCGTGAAGAGGATGTAGAACCCACTGAGTAAAGATGTCCACCATGGCAACGACTCGCACCTTTCCTGCTGGTTCGTCTAGGCCGGCAAGCCGACCTAGATCGCCCACGGAAACTCCAGATGAACTAGGAAACTTTTGTGATTCTCTCCGTTCCTTGGCCTTAGTCTCATACTCTAACTGATCGAGATCAGCTTTGAGTAGAGGAGAGTTTAGGTCTTTGGTATCGAAGTAGTCACTTAAGTAAACACCAGTTTTCTCTGAGTTTCCCCATGAGTCAATCCTGTTGAGAATCCAAATGTTGCCAGTCATCTTACACCAATCTGTTAAGAAAGGGTAAAGATTTGACCGACGCCATAGGATCGCTGAGGCTAACACCCCAGCCGGAGATGATGATATCGGACTGTGATTACTCGCAGCCTCAACATCCCTCCGTACAGCAGAAGTTGATTTAGACACCAGGAAAGGTTTAGCTTTCAGTCCTTTCAAGAATGATAACGGTCCGGATGGTCCGTAGGCTCTTGCCACCACTCCACTAAAGAGTTTTGGTAAGATAACCTTCCAGTGCTCTGTCACGAATTTAGAAAATTCGCTAAGAGCCCATCCTTCCATCGTAGATGGCTCCGTAATGGTTTTCAGTTTAAGAACACCTGGGATCTCGATTACTCGGTACAACCCGAATAACGATTGCCACAGGCGAACTGTCCACCGATCACCACGACGGATACCAACTCGATGTAGAGCCGGAATCACTCGAGGAAGGCCAGCTTTAGTTCTTGCTAACCTAGGCCCCAAAGGGTTTAGGTTATGTAGGCGTTGCCCACCCAAAGATTGCATCATGAGAACCTGGGCCGACTTCATGAATTTAACCATGTAAGTCATTCCATTCTTCTTTTGCAATCGATGAAGAAAGGCAAGGTAAGTGATAATCACTTTTACAACACCTATATTGTTACGTCGCCCCAGAGATCCAACACATCGCAAGACGTGATGGACCGCTGGTCGACCCAGTTTTACCTGGATCATGGCACCAAGGCTTTTAGCGCCTTGAGATAGCATTTTCAGCAACTTTGATTTCATAAATGAAGTCATTGTTAAAGATTATGTTCTCCCAATTTGTTATTAATCCTTGGACTTCGGTTTTCCTCCTTGCGGAGGAGCCGCAGCCACCCTTGGTAGGGTTTGGCGATTATACCAATTAGGCTTAGTAAAGCTTATTCACTACCCTAAAGATGGACCCCCCCACCGTTTCACAACGATAGGATTTTGGTACTCCAACTTCTCGCAAGAGAAGGAGGGACCTATCCACCTCAAGGGGCAAACCTCTTTATAACCTTTTTGCTCCACAGGGTCTATAGGAAGGAATCCTCAGAACCGCCATCGCTGGCGTTCGAGGCCAACCAACACCGTTAGGAGGGTGGACACCATAGGTGTTAGTTAGTTCAACCTAGCAGCATCTGTGTTTCCACACATACTCCAAACTGGCTTAACCAGCTCACCCCGTT